ACAAAACATTATCTATTGTGAGAAAAACTTTACCAGCACTCAAGGGGTCAGTATTACGAGACCTCAAGGAGATACTAATAAAGTTTGACTTATACAATCAGAATGACTGGCATTCCGTAGATGGATATTATCAGTTGGGTACAAATATGATAGAGTGGTTCTCTGTCGATGATGAGACAAAACTACGAGGTAGAAAAAGGGATTACTTATTCATCAACGAGGCAACAGAAGTTTCCTATGATGAATACATACAACTTATGTTAAGAACATCAGACCTTACAGTATTGGACTTAAACCCCTCCCTATGGAAGTCGTGGATATATGACTTGGAAGGACAACCTGATGTAAATTACAATATCACAACCTATAAAGACAATCCATTTTTATCAGAGGTTCAGGTCAAAGAGATTGAGAAACTACAACACAGAGATCCGAACCTGTGGAGGGTATTTGGATTGGGTGAGAGAGGACTTCCCACCAAAATGGTATTCTCACATCAGCAGAAGTATTCAACCTTACCAGAGGGGTCTAAATTGCTTGGTTATGGAATTGACTTTGGATTTCAAGACCCCTGCACTTTAATCAAAGTTCATAAGTTTAATGATGCGATATATTGTGAGGAGTTGTTGTATCTACGAAATATAACCATACCTGACTTCATTTATAAGATAAAGGACTTGGGGATAAACATTAAAGATGATTTCATCTGTGATAGTGCTAATCCCCAATCTATTGAAGAATTAAGACGACAGGGTATAAACGCAAAGCCAGTAAAGAAAAACTCCATATTACACGGAATTGACCTTATTAAACGAAGTGAGTTTTTTATCCACAACACCTCCACAAACTTGGAGAATGAATTGATGAATTACATTTGGAAGACAGACAAAAATGGTAATAATTTAGATGAACCACTAGATGATTATAACCACTTGATTGACCCACTACGATATGTCCTTGAGATGAAGATGTTTAGGAATACAGGGACATTCGTATATTAAAGAAGGAAATAAAAAAATTATATTTATAAGTATATGGGAAACACCTACATAGAATACGATAAGAAAAAATACGAGATTAAAGAATTGACCATAGAGAAATGGCAGAATATAATGAAGCTCAAGGACATACTTGATGGAACTGAATTATACATCAGAATGATTGCTGAAATGACTGGATTGAAACCAGAGCAAGTAAAGGATGGGGACGCACAATCTATTATGGTTTGTGGTAAAATGTTGGAGTCATACATAGGTCAAGAAACCAAAAAGGTTTATGGGAACATAACATTTGAGGGTATTGAATATGAACTAGTGGATTTTGGAAATATCACATTCGGTCAGTTTGTAGATATTGATACTTTCATAATGAAAGACGAGAGTTATAAAATAGCCAATCTAAATGAATTAGCAGCATATTTATTTACAGAAAAAGGTAAGAAATACGGAGAGGCTGACTTCAAGAAAAACATAGAAAAGTTCAAGCAACTTCCGATGAAATATATTGAAGGTGCGGTTTTTTTTTTATGGACTTTAGAAAAGGGATTGTCAGGTCTTTCGCAACTTTATTCAGAGAACAAGTGGTTGACGAGGGGGTTAAAAGTGATAATAGTTTTGCGAAATTTTGGGGATACTATATCTGGATTTCTCAACTCTCGGAAGACAAAGTTTGGAAAATTAACAGTATTACTAGTCAGCCCCTTATTCTTTGTCTCAATCATCTTTCGTACCTTACTGACGTACATTCGGAGAAAGAAAAAGCGATTAAACAACAAATGAAAAAACAACAATGACAAAAACGATATATGGTCTCAATCTAAAAAACATAGTTGATGACTTCCAACTTTTAGCAAATAGACACAAGCAAATCAATTCATTTGGATTTGGGGATTTGGATGAGTTCACCTATCAGGTTGATAGAAGAGATAAAGAAGTAAACTTATCAGACCAAGCCCCATACTATCCATATCTTTATGTCGTTCCTGCTAATGTAATTCAAGAGTTTGGATTTATGACCTATGAGTTCAACTTGATTGTATCAGATATTATGAAACGTGATATGGATAATATGACTGACATTTTGTCTGACACCTTACAAATTATGAATGATGTTATATCGATGTTCAGATTGTCTGTAACCGAACAACTTGGAAACTACAACGAATACTATTATTTGGATGAAGCTGTAACTATGGTTCCCTTCATAGAACAATATGAGGATTTGTTATGTGGTTATTCTGCAACAATCAGAATCAAAACCAAAACTTATTTGGATAGATGTGTGGCAGCATTTGAGCCATTCCCTTCTGACCCTTGTGTTTCACCAACACCAACTCAGACACCAACTCAGACACCAACACCTACCCCAACTCAACCGTAATAAACTATGTATGAACTATCAGAACAACAACTTCAACAATTAGGTGATATGTTTGCCGCTTTTTATAGACAAAAGATAAAGGCTAAAATATACCCCTTTGGAAACCCGAGTGTAAGGGGGTTGTCTAACAAAGTTGCGTCTGGTAAATTATTGAATAGTATAAAGACAAAGGTAAAAGAAACACCTGATGGGTTAATGCTTGAAATAGAATATATGGACTATTTCAAGTATGTTAATTTGGGGAGAAGACCAGGTGGTAAGTATGTTCCAATCAAAGCATTATTGGATTGGATAAAAATTAGGGGAATACGAAAGCGTGACGAAAAGGGACGGTTTGTAAAAGGTGGTCAGTTAAGTTTAGCATTCGCAATACAAAAGAATATACATAATTTTGGTATAAGACGAACCAATATTTATGATAAAGCCTACGACTCACTTGAAGATGTTTTGATGAACCCTCCACCTGAGTTCAGAGATGACTTTGAGAGATTATACAATGCGGTTGGAGACGATGTTGAAAACTTCATAACAAGAATAATAAATAAAGAAATACCTTCTAAATAAAATGAGTTTCAATTTAACATTATTACAAGCCCCATTATCAGTGACGGAGACACACTCCGACCACACTTGGAATGTAGCATTAAATAGTTATTCTGCATACACCGATATTAGATTGGTTGTAGACATCTATAAGAACCCGTATAACAACGATTCAGGCCCAAACAATACCACAGGGACAACACAGGAATCGGGGAAGATAGGACGACTACTAATCCCCTCCAACGAGTTTGGTAATTGTATCTTTAATGTGGAGACAATCATTAGGAATATTGTTAAACCAAATCCCCGTAATATGTCTATGATTTACAACACCACTACTGGTGATGCGGAATCAGACCCTTATGTTGTATCCGTAACAAACTCATCATTAGTAAATGTAGACCAAGAAACCTCACAAGCAACAATCAATAATTTACCTATAAACTTTATAAGTTATTCTAATGGTTTCAACGGGGGTTATGAAGGATTTGAGAATATCTATCACGTTAATGAATATCGTTTGATATTTGGAGTTCAATATACATCAGGTGGGACTACAACCATTATCATAGATACAACGAACTACGGGGTTTATTCAGGGTTTACAGGACAAACTATAAGTCCAGCAAGTGCCTCCACACAACCTTATGGAGTAATGGTATGGCCTGGCGTTCAAGACAACAAAAGATATGCTGTATCAAACAACCAAGCACTAACATATTACTATTCAGGTTTCAATAAAAACGGACAATATAACTATTGGAATACAAAGGTATATGATTTTGCTATGAATACTGGTGTTGTTCCATTCAACATTCCTGGTAAGTTTATGGGGACATTCGGTCAAGACACAATCCCTATGACAATGTATAATGGCTCCCCAATCCAAACTAGATATAGAAGTCATTATTATACTTGTCCTATTGTATTAGGGTTTATGTATGGGGAGAATGAGTTATTCAATAATTCAGATATACTCAGGTCGGTTAGTATCTTACAAAAGACCCAACCAAACGCACAACCAAATTATGATGTTACATATTCACAAACTATTTCATACACTCCAAACCCAACGGGGTATAACTCATTCTTAGGACAGAGAATAGCATATGTTAATTGGAAACAAAACCCTGTATTCAGGACAAATAGTGATGTGGCAATATTTCTATCAAGTGGGTTCTGTGACCTTGATGGATCACAAGCAGAATCAGAAATAGTACAATATAAGATGATGGGTGAGGAGTGTTTTAATGACCCTGTTAATTTCTTATTTATCAATAGAAATGGGGTATGGGATACATTCACCTTCACCAAGAAAAGTCAGTATGCCAAGACCCCAAATAAAAAGATATACGGGTCTCAAAAAACATTAAACTCTACAGTATGGAATATGCAGAGTTATGACTCAAGTGAAACAGTATATTATGGAGATGCGGTTGAGTTTATGACTGTGGCATCTAACTTTGTTAAACAGAATGATGTAGATATAATTGAGGAATTGATTTTGTCCCCAACTGTATATGTAATTAAAGATGATTGGACGCCTGAAAATAACCAACCATTTATCTATCCATATTTAATACCAGTTCAAGTATTAAACAAAGAAGTGAAAAAGTATCAACAGAAATACGACAGAGTATTTCAGTATGAACTTGAATTAAAATTAACTCCGTACCGTCAATATAATTTACCTTACTAATGAGTTTAAGAATCCGTACAGTAATATCAGGTGTTCACAAATATTTAGATTTATTTGATGATGAGGACATCTTGATGTCTTTTTCAGTTGGAGAAATCCAAGATATAACATCAAAAAACTCAGGTTATTCCAAATCATTCACTTTACCAGGAACAAAGAATAATAACGACATATTCAATTATTATTATGATGTCAATTCTGTTCCTTTGGATTTCGACCCCAATGATAAGTTTGATGCTATTATATCTTGGGATGGTTATGAGATACTGGTTGGAAATATTCGTTTAGATGGTGTTTCTATTGAAGGTGAGGATTTCACTTATCAGGCTACATTCTATAATCAGGTCGGTAATTTATCAGCAAACATAGGGGATAAGTTTTTAAGACAAACTGACCTATCACATTTATCACACCCATTTACTGAACAGGTTATACTACAATCAAATGTGGATTATAACCTATTTCCTTTGACTGGTGCCACAAACTATTCATATCAAAATGGTAAAACGATGTGGGGGTTATACAACATAGGTTATTCCTATTCAGGTAATTCACCATTCATACAACCTGAAATAACCCCTTTGGTAGAGTTTTCTGAGTTGTCAGGACTAACATATACACCAAAGTTCGGTCATTTTGATTTTACAGGAACACCAGTAAATGATTATTATTTCAAGCCAACACTACAAATCAAAGAATTATATTCGAGTATAGTTCGTGATGCGGGGTATGAGATACAATCTGATTTCTTTAATACATCTTATTTTGAGAGATTTTATTTACCATTAAAGTTTTTAGATGAAACAATTTATTCAAGAAACGCAATAAGACCTTGTTATACATATGTGAATCCTGGATTCTTTTTTTCTCCAACCCCAACCAGTGCTTCAACCAATCCAATTTTAGGAGTTGAATGTAATACTCTTAATTTGTCAGCAAATACGGAGTTTATTAATTTCCCCACAATTTTTGCGGGGGAATACACATTCAAGTTTAGTTATACATTACAGAGAAATGTTTTTAATAGTTGTGGATTCACTATTGTTAATACCGGCCCTGGTGATTTGTATTACGAATATGTTAATTCATCTGGTGTTGTAACTGTTGGATTCATTCCAAGTGCGGACGTAGGACTTCCGTATAATATAATTGGTGAGTTTAATGGAATAGTCAGTGGTAATGGTTCAGTCACAAATGAAACTAGTGCAACTGTATCATTATTTTCTAAAGTTAATTCTATCACTCAGGTTCTTAAAGAAGATGGACTTTGTAATAATCAAACATCAACGACACAAGTTGAGTTTACAAAGGATTTTACTTTTACAGGTAATTCTAACATACAATTTTATTTTGTTGGTTCAAGTTCAACAATATCAAACTTCAAGTTTGAGATATTCAACGGCCCAAGATTTTTAGTATCAGGTCAGACATTTGATTA